AGCCCGCAAGTGTAGTCCACAGGCAACAGGCCACAGGCACACGTTTCACGTGAAACATTTTTTTCTTTGGGTGGGTCCCGCCCACAAGCTCTTCTCTCGATCCGCGACACTTTGTCCATTGACCTTGGACATAGGATATTGTAGGACGCTAAATTTTTTGTAGAAATTTAAAGCTTGACTCCATACCCGTGGCACACGGATCTGCCTTCCCCTTAATTAAATCTTCAATAAACCTTCCCTCATAAAGTTTTATGTCTCTCTGACAGAGGCCCTTGGCCATGATGAAACTGTTGTGCGGATGTCTAATATGGAAAGCAATTTGGTGCGGAGAGAAGCGAATTTTTTTAACTAAATTTAACTTTAATTCGATAGTGAAAAAGTGGCCAGAAGTATTATAAACCAATAGATCAGGAGTCCCGTGTGCAGCACTATTTTCCAAGCGTGTAAATGATAATTTGCAATTATTTTTAATATTGAACGCTTTAATTTCATGCCAAAATTTAGTCTCTCCCTTAATCATTTTTCAAGTTAAGTCCAGAGCATTAAAGTTAACTAAATTTTCTTAATTACTTCACCCATATTCCATTTAGATGTATACAAAGTCATCACCAGTCTATGTGTTTCTCGGACTCCAAGTATTTTGTTTTCCATTAATTTAATGTCCTTGATGTCATAATACTTTCCGTCAGGTAAACATACCTGGACTCTAGCCTCTTGGGCTACCGGTGATTTCATAAACTTATCTAGGGCCTGTCTTAATAGCTTTCCTGATACCATACTTGAACATATATCAAAAATAAATTATAATGCAAGTATGGGAGTTCCAAAAAGACTTACTGAAAAACAAATTAAATTTGCAAATCTGATTGTATCAGAAGAGGGTCGAAAGACTGATTCTGAATGTGCTATTGCAGCGGGGTATAAACCAGATGGTGCATACGTCTGTGCTAGCAGACTTCAAAACCCGTCGATGTATCCTTTAGTTGCTCAATACATAGGAAGACTCCGAGCCGAAAAATTAAAAAAATATGACATCTCCTATGAAAAACACCTGGCAGAGTTAGGTAAAATTAGAGATGAGGCTCGAGAGAATAAAGCTTGGAGTGCTGCAGGAAATATGGAAGTAGCTAGAGGCAAGGCTGCAGGATTTCAAAATAATAATCATATACATTTACACAAAGACTTAAACAACATTGAAGAATCAGAATTAGACAAGATGTTGGCTAAAGCATTAAAGGACTTTAAACCTATTATAAATTCAGATGTGTCAGAAGCAGAAGTAATAGAAGAAACTAAAGAATAACTTTTTCCATTTTAGTTACAATAGATTTAGGAAATACATTACGGTCAGAAAAAACAGCAGACTCGGTATCGTAAGATGCAAATGTCCATACGTATTTATTGTCTTTGTCAAAAACATAAGCTTGAGTCATCATTTTAGCAGGTTTTAAATCTTTTACATCAGCAGCTTCTGCATGCCCCGAATCACCGCACGGGTCAATCCACTCAATAGAATAAAAATAATATTTCTTTTTACCAATTACTGCATGTTTATATTTTGACTTTTTTCTTTTCATACACCTATATAGCACCTATAGGTTTTTTCTCTAGGCACATTTTTTTCCAAAAACTTTTTCTTACGCGCGCGTACGGGTTTGCTAAAAGTGTTGGTATAAGCCACTTTTTGTAAATTGTAACAGCTGTAACACCATTGTAACAGCATTTTGTTACAAAAATATCGTCTAGAAGTGTTGGTATTAGCGAATAATAGCGTTTTGAGAGCCATTGTAACCATTGTAACACCGTTTTGGAAATTGAAAAACAAAAAAAATTTTCTGGCAAAAAAAGTCTATAGGTGAGTTTAAAAATAAAAAACTGCGGGCATTAATTAGATATGAGCCAATACTTAAATAGCTTTCAAATGAGACGTGAGCCGTCATTGGTCATAGATTGGAGGTGCGGTATGAGATATTAGTAAACAAAAGGCCCCTCTAAATAAGAGGGGTCACATTATTGTGATATTTTAGCCACATTCTAGACAATATCCCCGTAGACTGCTACTTTCATTTTTATATAGATAGTTGCCACATTTTTTAGCTTTACAAATAACAGTGCCTTTTAAAGATTCTTTTTTGGATTCAGTGTCTTCCTTTTTGCCAAAGATCCTATTAAAGTTCTCTCTGTACTTGTCATCCGTGGGCCTCGATACTCCATCCCATTGTCTACCTTTTTCTTTTTTAGTCATTGTTACCTTCCATTATATCTTTTAAGTCCTGGAGGTCTGCACCATCATCACTAAAGTCATCACGGCTTAACCCTAACCCAGCTACTTCCATTGCCTCTTTAGCTTCCTTCTCGGTCCAAGGTTTATCTTTTGGCCATCCAGGAGGTGGTGTTATTTTAGATAGGGGCATATTGCAGCTCCTTTTTCTTCTCATAGTCTTCATTTTTTACTCTCTTTTTTTTAATATAAGTGTATTTTTTATTTATTCTCTGTATTTGTTTTTCAATTTTATCATACTCTTTACCGAGATTATCCCATTTATTATAAGCAATTCGCTCTTCTTTTTTTAATTTAGCCGATTGAATTGTTAATTCTTCTAACTTTTTCTTGTCAGATTTAAGCCAATTTTTTTTTATTTTTTCTTTTTCTACCGTAATAAATTTATCCGTTGTGTTCGGATAATCTACACCATTATAATAATATTCATTTTCCATTTATTTTCTCGCTTTCTTTTTTAGTGTGTTGACCGCTTTTTTATATTCTTTAGCGGGTTCTTTAATCCCGAACATGTCAGCCATTTTTTTAACTGTTTTGGGGTCATTTAATTTTTCAAAGTTTATCGCTTTTGAAAAACCAAATGGATCGGTTATTTTTACTTTCATTTTATTTTCTCGCTTTCTGTTTGTTTCATATAATATCCTATATTACATTACATTCCAGCTCTGTCAACTATTTCTTTCCATTCTTTTTTTTGCTTATAATATTGGTCTACTTTCTTCCACCATTCGTTCGCATAATGTCTAAATTCTTCGCCTTCTACGCGAAATTCTTGATAGTATAGGTCCTTACTACACATTAGAACAATTCCAAACTGAATATTAGTCCCGTATATTTGATTATGTGCAATAGCATATCCTGCTAGTTGTAAGAAATAATCCTCGATCCACGCTCTTTGTTTCGGCTTGTTAGTTTGTTTAAAATCTATAATAGCTTCCTTGCCCTCGTAGATTCCAACACCATCACTGGCACCTGCGTACATCTCCGGGTAAAATAAAACACATTCAGCCGCCCATAGTTCCTCTAATTTATCCTTTAATCCTTGGTCCACGATCTGTTGAGCCATCTTCGTAGCTAATTGTCCTTCAGGCGTTAGATCTATAATAACTCTATTCAAGAGATGTCCTTCGAGAATCGAGTGCATAAGGGTCCCTCGAGCTGCAGCGTTTTCCGTGATCCTTGTGGCTTCGGCCTCTCCTACTCTATTTCGCCAGGAGTCGAGTGAAGCTTTCTTCTCCGCACTTTCGCAGGCTTTTAATATAGAAGTTACACTCGGTAATTTTTCTGTCCCAACCAGGTAGTGTCTTCTACCATCAATAATTTTTCGAGTCGAAGTCGGGTAGTAAAATTTTTTATTTAGTTTTATCATAACTTCCTTTCATAACTTGTTTTAATACTGTCGTCCAAGGGTTTAGATCGTAGTCCTTTACGCACCCGGACAAACTTGTTGATATAACAATCAGGACAATAATACTTTTTATCTTCAATAATAACTGCATCTTTTTTACACTCCTCATGTTGACATTTAATCATCTACACTTTCCTTCCCAACTCTTAAAAAATTTCTCCAATCGTCAGGATTACTATTCTTTTTCTTTTCATTACAACTTACACAACAAAATATAATATTATGTGTTTCGTATGTTAATCTGGGATCCCACCTATCAATACTAAAGTTAGTAGTTATTTGAGCTTTACGTCCTCGATAACCTTTACCTCTAGTTCCCATTCTTCTTTTAAAAGTAAAAGGTTTTTCGCAGTATCTACAAATACGTCCATCAGACCCAAGAAATTTTTTTTTCATATCTATGATATGATTCATGTATAATCTCCAAAATTCTTTTTTATCCACTATAGGTTTATGTCCACCGTATTTTAAATAACTAGGTTTAAGTTTACCGCTGATAGCTCTTCCTACATATCCACGTTCCGTGTTCATGTATTCAAAATCTTTTTGTGCTCGACGCTCGTCGTTAGGATTTTTGTAAGCCATTAGATCTTTCTAAACACATTTTATTTTCACCTCGTTCCATTATATAAAAATCATAATGAGTTAACGCTTGTTGAATTAATCTTATGTCGTAAGTATTTACATCATCAAACACAAATCGGGTCCCTGGTCTAGATCGATTAGCAAAAAATAAAGCTTCATGTAATACCGCAGCGGTAGTATGAGGACCATCAAAATGCACAAAATCATACGTGTTTATAATTCTTTTCTCCCCTTTGTAATAAATAGGTACACCCTGGCCGAATGCATTAAAGTATTCAATGTCTTCTAATTGGTATAAAATAAAATTTTCATGTTTATTAAACGCAGTTAAGAACGTTTGTTTCATGGAGTTAGGATACGTTGGAGTCTTAAAAGAGCCATCTGGATTATATAAAATATTACCATTAAAGTCTGTCCACCTGGGTACTACCCCTCCTTGAGTATCTACATGACTATAAGTAATATCTCCGTAAGGATCTATTCCTATGTGAAAATGATTTTTATTTTTAAGATTCTCCATGATGACGTGAGAGCCGTAGCCCTCACGAACACCAATCTCTACAGTTAAATAAAAGTCTTTTGGGTTTAATTCATCGACCCATTTAGCAAGTAAATTATAGTCTTTACTATCACCTTTAATCATTAGTTTCCTTTAAGATAATAAAATCAATTGTTTTAGTTCCCACAATTAATTGTAAAGCATCTTTAACTTTTTGAGCTTCTTCAAATGTATTGTATGTAAAAGGTTCTTCTTTAAACTCAAATACCGACTCATTAAATAGCTCGGTAGGTAATTGAATAGATAAACCTTCTTCAGATTTGTTTCTTTCTAATACGTAGTATTTACTCATTAGTTCTCCTTTATGTATAATTTAGATCGAAGAGAACGTATCTCTTTGACTAATTTTTCGTTGTGTTTATGTAATTTATCATTTCTAAACTTAAGAATTTCTATTTGTTTAGTAAGATCATTAGGACCCCGATCATCTGTCGGAGTCCCTCTCTTTTTTAACAACTCTAACTTTTCTGTTAGCTTATGATATTCTTTTATGTCTTCTTCTGACATCATAGATTATATTCCATCAACTCATTAAATCGTTTGAGTTCTTCTTCTGAAATATTTTGCAGACCATTGGTTTGGTTATAAATCGTACGAGCTTTTATAAGTTTTTTGGTATTAGTTTCATAACTAACAGATTTGTTTCGATCTATAACCTCAAAATGTTCCTCTTTAAGTTCGGCCATTATTATGCTTCACCTATAACTTCATCAGTAAGTTTTAAAAGATCTACTTTCTGATCAGGTTCTTTGATGTACTCAAAAGCATTATTAATGTTAATAAGAATTTCAAACTTTTTATTGTCTGCCGGTTCTTCTAACATTTCTGCGCCTACTTTATATTTAAGTGCATCTTCTAGTGAGTCAGCTTCTTTTACTACACTCACTGAATCTACCGCTCCTTTGTAATCAAAGCTTACTCTTTTGATTAGTGTATATTTCATACTTTCCTCCTGTATTGGTTACTCTTTTATTTTGCCATTTAAACGTTTGGCTTCTTTGTTTACTAGAATTGTAACTACTTGAGCTCTCGAACATTCGGGATCATCAGGTACAATTACTTTCCTAATTTTGTCGATCTTTGCGTACGTCTCTTTTTTAATCGAGATGTTTTTGTACTTGTTAAAATCAGTCATTTAATATATCCTTTCATTTTTAACATCAGGATATCCTATAAAATATTCAAATTAATGTCAAGGACTCTATGAAATTTTTTTTAACAATATATGTCTGTTCTATAGTCTCTCAACAATGTGGAGAACTCCCTATAGAAAAACATGATTATAAACGTTTTTATGGTACACACTACAGTTGTGTTCAAAAAGGTTTAGGAGAGTCCTATTCTATACTATTCGACGGTGAAGTATTTGGAGCTAATGTAGTAGAAAAATTAGAATTATATCCTAAATTTACCTGTGAGAAGGTAACTAATTCACAACCCAAAATGGACAGTTAATTTATAAATTAACCCTTACCTTGTCCTTTGTAACGGGTTTGTTTTTGTTGTCTTTTTTCATGTTTGTTTTTATTTTTTTTATATTGACGAGCGCCTCTTTTTTTAGGTTTATCTCTAACAACAAAATCTTTAAACTTTCTAGCCATTATTTACTTCGTTCTTTTATCCATTGTTTATCACTTTCATTCAATTTTAAATATCTTATACTACCATTAATGTGTTGTCTAGTATCCGCTCCACAATTAGTACACCTATAATAATCAGTAACAATAGCAACTAATATGGTATCTTCTTGACACTCTTCACAGATACCATGAACAGTATCTATATTATTAAATGTTTTAAACTTATTAGACAATGTCTTTTGCCTTTCCCATTACAGGCCTGTATTTTGTTTTGCCTTCTGATTTATAAGCATGTAAAAAACTGGCTCTTGGTGTTCCTTCAATCCAGCTTGCATGAATCCATCCGCTGTTAGGTTCACCTGGAGTATAGAACTCAAGGATAAGCTGATCTGGTGAAAGGTTTAATTTAATCCAATCAAAAAGTTCAGCATTGTCTACACCAATACATTCGAAATCTGCCGCTTCAGCTTTTGCATGCTGCGATCGTGCCGAGCTGCCGATGGCTTCACACAGTGCTACGCTACGGAAACCGCTAGTTATTTTCACTCTGCCGAAGTGATCACGTACCGGCTGTAAAATATTTTCACAAAGGTCTTTTAATTTTTCTATTTGTTCTGCATTAGGATTGTTATTAATACCTTTACGGATCGCTGTGTCCGATTTAATTAATTCTGATAGGGTAAAATTACGACTTAAATTCATTTTTATAATCCTTCCTATTATATCGTTTTTTATTTTTGATTACAAGTTGCCTGAAGCGTGGTGTACGGAGCATTTTTGCAATTTTATTCGAGGATGAGTTTTTTAATACTTTTGCTACCATCAATATTCAATTCTAATTCTGCTGAACCAGTATAGCATTTATAAGATACAGTTTCTGAATACTGTCTTTCAGCTGTAATTTTTCCGCGTAAACATTTAGACATTGAAGGTTGCAAACGTGCCTCGTTAATACTTCCATTAACAAACATAAGCAAAGCGACTACAGATTCTATCATTATGAAGGACTCCCATTTTTATATACTATCTCTCTGTTGGCATCTTTTAATTCTTCTACGTCAGTTAATAATTTTGATATCTGACCTTCCATAAATTCTATTTTTAATTTATTACTCATGTTCATTTCAATATTTTGTTGTAGTTTTTCTACTTGTTTATATAGATCTTCGATAAGCATGTACTGTTCAGAATCAGCGGGAAGTGAACCAAGTTGGCCCCGTGGCCATTTTATTCTAAACTCTGTGTTTTCTCCAAGATCTTTTTCCATTAACTGAAGTCTAGTGTCAGCTATGTTTAGACGTTCTATAATCTGAAAGTAGCCCATAGTGCCGAGAGCGACGATAATTATCAAACTAGCAACCGTCTTCATAGGCATCTGCACAGCGGCCTCTTCAGATATTTTTAATGGTTTACTCATCTAGTTTTGGTTTTGGTAATGGTAGTATATAGTCTTTTGGAGGCATTTTCAATTTGGTTTTTCCTGAATTTATGAACTTATCTCCCATTAATTGAACATCTGGATTCTCTTTTTTATACTCATCTTTCATATCATCCCACAAACTTTGTGAGTCAGCAGGTCTAGTATTATCTGCTGCAGGAGTTACACCTCTACATTTAGATACTAATAAATCAAAATTAGAATTAAATGCTAGACTAGGATTACTATTAACTCTACCACACATCTTCATTAGCTCTAATTGTTGTTTGATTGCTACATTTTCTTTTGAAGTCTTACAGTCTGTACCTAAATATTTTCTATACGTTATACTAAAGTTTTCATTTTCATGTGAGCTACTTTCGCTGTAATTATAATCTGTATCTCTTCTTTCAATACGAAAGTCTAATTCACCACATCGTACACCATACTCGTTAAGATATTCGTTTTTAGGATATGCAGGCTCTACAAACAAAGCTAATATTGTAAGAGCCAAGATAAGTAAACTGGTAAAATAATAATTCATCTTGAGAACCTCCATACATTACCTGTTTAAGTCCTTAATATCATAGTCGTGTTCTCTAACTTGATCTGCTAATTGTCTGTATAAATTTTCTGCCATTTGCCACGTAGACTCTGCAGAAGTTAATCTTGTGTTTTGATCTACAATTTTATCTTCAGCAACTTTTAAATCTCTTTTTAGATCTACAATTTCTTGTTGATTGGTGTTGATAGTATCTGTAAGATTAACAATATAACGAACGCCAGTAAATGTACCGACTAGCACTGAAGCTACTACAGGTACTAATACAAAATTCTTTTTTAACAGATCTGCTAAATTCATTAGGCATTTATCTCCAGAATATTAATTTTTTAAACCAACTTTTAATTGTTTCAATAAAATCATGGTCTATGGTAATAATTTCGGTTACCCACACACAATCACAGAATTTACATTCTGGAATTCCTCGGTGTCTATGTCCACAATCGCTACAAATACTACTCATGTTTTTTCTCCTCAATCTCGTAAAAAAAATTATCGGTATCTTCTGTTCTCCATTTACCGGTATCTTCTACATTCCACTCATTTGTTTGTACCTTCCAATCAGGAATATTATTCTTAACTGTGAATGAAGGCAGGTCCCAAATACATCTATTATTAGGTTGGGCTGCATAATTACCATCATCTAAAGCTATGATGTGTGCACACTTATGTTCGTGTGGGATCTCTGAATGATCAGTGTCAAGTATATTAGCATCTGGATGAGCCCAGTCAACAGTAAATAAGTAAGCACCATGGTGCCACTTCTTATCTTTACCTATATATTTTCCTGAAGCTGCGCTTAAGATAGACCAATGAGTAATAGCAGGATGATAGCTAAAAGAATTCCAAAGTTCCAATTCATCAAGTCTTTTAGTGGGAACAGATGAGGGTTCATAACCACGTTGAATAAAAGCCGTAATTGGGAGACGATAAAAGATCGCCCCATTTTCCATAAGAGCGTGCCATAGTATAGCGCGACCCCCCAAAGAGCTAATACCAAAGATAATACAGTCTTCAACTTCTCCGTGATGTTTTTTAAGATCATATAAATATTCCCTCCTAATTTGTGCGTAAATTGGTGGTATGTTTGCATTTAAGTAAGCCATAATCAACCATTAATATCTCCCCATGTTTTGCCTTTTTCATAGTCGACTTTATTGGGAATTTCTAAAGTCACGGCATTTTCCATTACATCAACTATTTGTTTAGCGTGTTCATCATCTCGAACGCTTACGCATAGTTCATCATGAATTTGTATGTGAGCTACTATACCAGATTTATACAAGTCTAACATTGCTTTTTTTGTCATATCTGCTGCAGATCCTTGTATTAATTTATTTAATGCTTTGTATGTGTAAGCTCTTCTTATCCCTGGTCCGTGTTCCTGTAGTGCTTCTTCGTGAGGCAATGCCTTATGCATCCCGAATTGATTAGGTTCCCACAAATGAAACCTACACAATCGCCCCAAGAGAGTTCGAATTTGACCACGCTCTTGGGCACGATTGGAAGCACTATTCATTAACTGCTTAACGAAGGGAACTTTAGCGTGGTATTGATCGAACAATTCTGCTGCCTTATCTTTTGATACACCTAACTCCGCTTGGAGTTTTGCTTTACCCATACCATAAAATAATCCAAGGTTAATTACTTTGGCTTGTGATCTTGGAATCTTTGCCATGTCTGCTACAACCTGGTGAAAGTCTGTTGATGTATCATTTTCATAATTATCCATTACATCATTTACAGAAGGAAATTTATGGAGAGCTGCATAATGCACCACTAGCCTCGGTTCTTGCTGTGAATAGTCGAAACAACCCCATGTATGGCCCTCCTCGGGTATAAATATAGATCTAATTAGAGGTCCAAGTTCCTTATTTCTGGCAGGAAGTTGTTGTAAATTTGGGTTTGAGTACGAGAATCTACCGGTCACAGTTCCGCCATTATCTGATCTAATTTGATTTATATCTGCATGGATACGACCTTTATGTTCGTGTTTAATTATGGTATCTATAAATGTAGTATGAGCTTTATTAACTTCTCTCGCTTTAGCAATCATCCTAACCACAGGGTGTTCATGATTCGAAATAAAATTTTTAGTAAAAGATGGAGCCTGTGATTTTGCAGTTCGTTCGTATGGTAAACCAAGTTTATCAAAAACTTTGGCAACACTTCTTGCAGCCATTAGCTGAACGTCTATGTGCGTTTCTTTTTTTATTTTGTGCAGGAGCTCTTCTTCTTGCAATGTTAACTGCTGCTTTAATTTATGAGCTCGTTGAACGTCTACTCGGACTCCAAGGAAACGCATGTCTACCAGACAAGGAAAGAGATCTGTCTCAAGTTCAAAAATAGACTCAACGTCTTGATGTAATAATTCTTTTTTAAATATTTGCCAAAGCTCTAACGTAAGCTCTGCATCTTTCTCTGCGTAAGATCCAACATACATTGCAGGTAGCTGCCACATATCTGCTTTGGGATCTAATCCTCTAGACTTTGCTTCTTCATTTAATGCAGATTCATTTTTACCGTAACCTAAATAATCCCAAGACAAACTATTTAAATCAAATCTAAATCTGTTTTCATCAATTAATGATGCTGCAATCATTGTATCAACTATTTGTCCATTGATTTTAAGACCCATAGATTTAATCCAACAGACATCATACATAGCGTTGTGAAATATTTTTATAGCATCTGATTCACAAACATCTTTAAACCATTCTAAAGTTTTCTTTCTGTCCATGTTTGGCCCTGATCCGTGAGCAATTGGAAAATAAAATTTTCTTCCTGGTACAGCTACAGCTATACCTACGACTTCACCATTACCAATAATAGATCCAGATCCTTTTGATTTTAAATCAGGATCTCTTGTCTCTAAATCGATCGCGATCTCATCATACTTTCTTAAATCAGGATACTCTTCTGGTTCATTCCATTCTGTCTGTGCTTCAAATAAAGGTACTTTCATTTTTTATTTTTTTCATCATTAAGTTTCAATAATTCTAATTGACAATAGTGTACAATTTTTTTTAAATCCTCTGCTCCTCCCTTTCTTTGATATCTACAAACGTATTTAATTACATTCCCTTGAAAAAAAGAAAGATTATTTTTAGAAATAAATTCATAAGGTTGTATAGGAAACTTGGTGTAGTGATTCCCTCCTACTTGGGTGTATTGTGGAAACGCTTCGTCAAATATATTTTTATGTGTCATAGTTGATATCCCTTTCGTTCTATTTTTGCTCTCATCAAATATAAATTTCTTTTTGCTCTCGTGCAACCTACATACCATACTCTATGCTCTTCGTCACGCTTTATTATGCTTTTAATGGTAGCCTCTCTTATTTTTTTAGCATTATCTAATACTAAAATTACATTTTCACATTCACCTCCCTTTGCAGCGTGAATTGTTGATACTTTGATTCGTGCTTCATTACTTAATTTTTCTTTATTAGATAACATTAATCTTATATAAATTTTGTCATCAGCGGGTGCATTATCAAAACACTCAAACCATTTTAAATCTTTTTTAAGTTCTCTATTACCCATATATTCTTTTATATCTTCAAGAGCAGTATCAGGAACTTCTTCACCATTTAACCATTTGCTGTGATTAATAATGGCTTTGTAAAGTTTAGTGTTATAACTTTTTTGATGTTTGTTTTCATAATACAAACCTTTTACTTTTAATAAATCACATACTTCTTTTGACCGAGATATGGTTCTAGTTAAGATCAACCAATTATTTTGATAAAGATCAATATTTTCTAAACTATTGATTTTACTACATAATCCTTCTTCATTTCTTGGTAGATAATTTTTATCTGCTCGGAGTCCTTCGATTCGTGCAGTAATAATTTCTGAAACATCTTGCACGGCTTTTGGAATTCTTCTTGATTTAGATAATACTTTTTCTAAAGCAGGTTCTTTTATAAATCGATCTACATCTGCGCCTGCCCAACCATAAATTGCTTGGTCATCATCACCTGCAAGATAAATATTTTTTGATTTAGATTTTAATATGTCATATAGTTTCCATTGTATGGGTGAAAGATCTTGTGCCTCGTCAATAAAAACTACATCGAAGTCTGGAATTTTATCTGGCCTTTGCACTATATCGTGAATCATATCTGTAAAATCTACTAAATTATTTATGTCAGGATGTTTGTAATGATTATAATTTGCTTCTATGTGTTTTAATAAATCAGGATCTACATCAGTTGAATGTTCTGCCGTGCAATATTCATCCCATACAGGAATATCTTTTTCTTTTGCTTTTAAAATAATTTGAAAATATTCATTGTCACAAGTTAAATAAGGAGAAGCGTCCGCATCTTTTTTTGCATTAACTCTTATACTTAATTCTTTTCCAAGATCGTTGTAATGATAGTCTTGCATTACGTTTTCTTCTCGAAGTCCTAAACTATGGAAAGCTAAAGAGTGTAATGTTTGAAAATATTTAAGTTGCTTCTTTTTATATTTAGGATTTTTCTTAAGCATTCTATCTCTTGCTTCGTGAGCTGCTTTACGAGTAAATGCAAAATAACCTATTCTATTTACTGGAGTGCCTACTCTTATGTAAGCCATGGCTCTTCTAATTAATTTTTCTGTTTTCCCTGTACCTGGAGGACCGTATATCTTCGTAACCTTTGTCATTAAAGAATATCTTTTTTACTCTTCATTGGTAAGATCTCTACTTCATTTTCTTCTTTTTCAAAATAAGTCATAGAAACTTTTACACATCTTACAGGATTATTAGATTTCTTTTCAGTATTCTTTTTAGGATATCTTTTAGGATGTCGAAGTTCCGCTTCAAAAAAATCCATTAACATTTGACCTGTTCTATCGATTTTAGCTTTCCATTCTTTATTTTTTAAAAAATTATAAAATGGATCAAATACAAAATAAGCATAACCATCTGTATCAATTAAGGTACTACCACTTCTAAATGCAGCATCACTTACCGCTGGAACACCATGTATATAATCTTCTAAATGTTTATGTAATACTTCTTTAGGTGATGTACCGGGAGGAGCTTTTTCTGTTTTCATCCCTTGCCATAAGTTATCTAAAACATTTTGCATATCATCACCTTTGATTCGTGGTGGCGGAATAGGAGTGTGGGCTCCAATTAAACGTCTTAATTTTTCTTGGTCCATGATATAATTGATATCTCTAGCTATTATTTGTTGTGTAGTTTCGCCTTCTACTTTGTCGTTGTAATGTACTGTAAATCTAAATTCTGGATCAGGAGAGTAGTCTATTTTGATTAATGCAGATAGTGTCGGAAACTTTTTAACTTTGTCTGATGCTACACCAAACTTTCTTTTTAAACATTCTGACTTAACACACATACTATTAATAGGTTCTTCTGAACAAGTATGCCCTGCAGTTTCTTTTTTATATGCTTTAATTTTTTGTTTTACTTTTTCATCTCCCCAAATGTTATCATAAACAATATAATTTCTAGCACCTTCTAAAAGTTTTTCTTCCCAATTGTCAGGATATTTCTTTTTAGCAAACACCATGTAGTTATAAATAAATCTATCTCTGTAATCATCTAGTTTAGATTTTGATAATCTTTGTAAACATACAGGACCATCTATAAATTCATCTGCACCACCTGTAAGTTCGAGTCTAATTAATTCATTAGCAAATTCTTCTAGATCTTCTTTAGTTTTTGTGTTAGCCTCGACGACTTTTATAAATTGCTCAAAGGTAAACTCCGAACCATCTAAATTAACACCCACTCTCTCATTACGATTATAATAAGGTAAATTAATAAAGTTACCATTAATAGGTTTTTGATCTGAACCCACACCTAGTTGTGTTTGTTTTGGAAATATTTCTGTCGATGCTTTTAAATCAAATGTAAATAATAATTTATCTAAAAAGTTTCTAACAAAACTTGCTTTAACTGGTTCCTTAAAGAACACATAAATATGAAGTCCACCACTTTTAGATTTGACAGGTACTACGGGAATATTTTTTTTATCTATAATTTCTAAATACTTTCTTAAATCAAAGTTATCGTATTCATCAGAATCAATATCAATCGCTCCAAATTTTGCTAGTCCTTCATCATTACAAGGTTGGATACCAATAGATTTTTTACCAGATAAGTGATCTAAATAATCAGACTCAATTAATGGTTTGGCTGCCCAACCATATTTTAATTTAAGTTTACCTGTAGATGGATCTTTATAAGCAGAATTAATATCTGCATAACCATAATCTCTTTTTAAACCTGTAAATATTTCTATAAACTTATCTTCCATCTTTCCTCTTTAGTAGGGGTGGCTCCACTCTCGCTTTACCACCCCAGTTGCAACAATTCCTATAAAGGAATTTTAGTAGTGAGCTGACCCATCGGTAGCTTTAGCTGTATCTTCTTCACCATGTTTAACCTGAACATCTCCTTTAGAAATGCTTTCAGAAAAACGTTTAGCTTGTTGATACAATGCAGCATCCTCAATTGGACCCGTTTTGCTCACCTCCCAACCAAACCATGTACCTTTGTCGTTAGACTGTTGCACAGTTTTTAGTTGATAAAGATGGCTAAAAGATGCTGGTGTAAACATACCGTTTTTACCTTGCATCTTTATGCTTTGCATCATGCTATTCCATTTTCTACTAATTTTTAATTGAGTAGATTTCATAGCAATCAACGCAGTAGTTGGTGATGCACTATTGACTACAACAAAATGTTGCGCTGTCTTTTCGATATAATTACCGTTTGGAAGTCTATCTTTATAGTCACCGCCTCTAGTTGTTTTAGTCATGATGTCACTAGATGAAGGATAGATATTGACCGGAGCACCTGATCCATCTTTTCCTCTATCTTTCCACTCGACGTACTCGAGTTTGTAGTAACATGGAATCACTTGGACTCCCTGTTCACCATTAAAGAGTTCACCTGTTACTGAATTGTATATCATTCCAGGTTCTGCTCCTTCAACATACTTGCCGTCTCTCTTGTTTACTTCAGGAGATAACTGACCAAGTATTTTAAGAAATGGTAATGCAAGATCCTCTTGCGTCACCGTTCCAGTTTGTACTGCTGCATCAGCTTCAAACACTACGTTTGTAGACAATGCACCATTCTTCTTTATCGTCGGTTCTTTGTTCATGTTTCTATTTCCTTGTTATTTTGGTTCTGTTTCCTGCGAACACGTTAAATAGATCCGTGGGCATCTCTTTCCCAGCTTCGAGACGCTCACGAACCAATGCTTTAAGTGTCATAGGTTCAACCTTTAATTTCTGGGAAGGTTGATATCCTTGACCTTGTGCAAGGACTGCATATTCTGCAGCCTTGTTATCTTCGTTACGACCAAAGGAAACGGTGATCTCATTTTTAATAAGATCCCCCAAGTCATTATTACGAAGCCAGTTAAATGCTTCTTCTTGTTTTGCTTTAAGAATAGAAGCACCATAGACAGGTTTGACCTCTACAGCCGCACCGTCTGATAAACTAAATTTGGATATATTCATTTCTGTCATCATAGTAGGTATAACCTCACCTGATAAAACGTCCATATCATTTTTAATTTTTTTTAATTCTTCTTCTTTTTGTTTATATGTATCTTCCATAGTCCTTAATTTAACGACTTGTGCAGATAGTTCTTTGATGTCATTCGTATTAGCACTCGCTAACGAATCAACTTTGTCTTCTTCTAGATTTATACTCATGTCTTTTTACCTTTCGTAGTAGTTAATGATGCTGTTAATATAATGTCATAATATCCTATGTCAAGTTTAATCTTCAATCTTTCCTTGTTCATATAAATTTATTTCTATTGGGTAATAAGTTTTTTCTTGTCTGTCCCATTTTAATAAATTAAATTTACCGCCTGTTTTATCTGCTACAATTGAACATGCAACCCCAATAATAGCAGGATCGCCTGTAAGTAGTAAATAATCTTTTTCTGTATATTTATCTAATAATTTTCTTAATTTAAAAATTAATGGTCCTGGAGACAATATAATTTGTGAGTGTTCTGGTAATAAAGTTTTTAATGTACCAAACTTTTGAGCTCCCATAATATTAAATTTAGGTGCTCCTATTTTAGTTCCTGGTAATTCTTGTATTATATAAACTGTGTTCATAACTTTCCTATTGACATCTATTATAGGGTTATGTTATCACTGTCAATAGAAAGAAGAAATATTATGGACTATAAATTTAAGACAAAGCCTTATGGGCATCAATTATCTGCATTAAAAAAGTCGTGGAATAAAGAAAATTTTGCGTACTTTATGGAAATGGGTACAGGTAAATCTAAAGTATTAATTGATAATGTATCAATGCTTTATGACAAAGGTAAAATTAATGGATTACTTTTAGTAGCACCTAAAGGTGTTTATAAGAATTGGTTTGATTCGGAAATACCAACACATATGGTAGACCACATAGATAAAAAAATGGTGTTGTGGCAAGCTAATATAAATAAAGGACAACAATTAAAGTTAGATACTTTATTTGAAACAGGTGAAGATCTTCACATATTGATTATGAATGTTGATGCTTTTAGTACAGAAAAAGGTGTAGAGTTTGCAGCTAAATTTTTAAGATGTCATAGAACTATGATGGCTATTGATGAGTCCACTACTATTAAAAATCCTGATGCTAAAAGATCTAAAAACATTTGCTCACTAGGTAGGCATGCAAAGTATAGAAGAATTTTAACAGGATCTCCAATTACTAAATCCCCACTTGATTTATATAAACAGTGTGAGTTTTTAGATGAAGGTTTATTAGATTTTACTTCTTACCTTGCATTTAGATCAAGATACGCAATATTAAAAACTATGAATTTCGGTAGCCATAGCGCCAAAGTTCCAGTTGGTTATAAAAATTTACAAGAACTATCTGATAAAATTTCTTTGTTTTCTGACAGAGTTTTAAAAGAAGACTGTTTAGATTTACCAGACTATACGTATCAAAAAAGAATTATACAGTTAAGCAAAGAACAACAAAAACTTTATGATCAAATGAAACAAGTAGCATTAGCTCAAATGGATGGTAAGTTAATGACAACTTCTACTGCATTAGTGCAGCTAATGAGACTCCAACAAATTACTTGTGGTCATTTTAAAGCAGATGATGGTACTTTAAAAATTATTAAAAACGAAAGAATTCCTGCTTTGATGAATATTCTTGAAGAGGTAGAGGGTAAAGCTATTATCTGGGCTCATTGGAGACATGATATAGATTCAATTGTTAAGGCAATTGAAAAAACTTATCCGGGTTCCGTGATGACTTATTATGGGTCAACATCTACTGCAGATAGAGCCAAGGCCATTAAAGAAATACAAGACCCTAATTCTAAAATTAGATTCTTGGTAGGTACACCTCAAACAGGTGGTTATGGTATTACACTTACTGAAGCTAACGTTATGATTTATTATTCTAATGGTTATGATTTAGAAAAAAGAACTCAAAGTGAAGCTAGAATAAATCGTATTGGTCAAAAAAGAAAAATGACTTACATAGATATTTTATGTGAAAAAACTGTAGATGAACGTATTGTAAAAGCTTTACGTAAAAAAATAAACATAGCATCGGAAGTTATGGGAGAAGAGTTAAAAGAATGGATTTAATAATATTAAATGATGGATTATATCAATTAATACCTGTAACAGATAAATTGTTAGAAGGTATTGAGTCAATAACTAAAGTTGATTGTCTTGATTTGTGCGATATTATAAGACTTAAATTAACGGGATATGTAGATAAATTAAACTTACATATCATGAATGATAATAGTGGTAGTATGATTGGTTGTATGTGTCGCTAATATTACATATGATTAG